GATTCTACTTATGCGGTACAAGTAAAGAAACGAGCCGATAGAAATTATCGACTCGTTATAGGGGAGAATTAATTATTTTTTCTTGACAGGCTTTCCTTCTCTGTAAAAGCCAAAGTATTTATCATTATCACTTTGTTTGGCTACAGCAGTAAAAGTTATTCTGCCATCTAAGTCTGTAGCATTGTGCATCCTTGAGCCATAGTTTCCATAAAGTTTGAATCCCCTATCATCTTGAAAAACCATTTTGACTGTACCACCAAAATCATTTTCTACGAATTTAGTTCCCAAAAGTTTCCCTGAAAATGTGTCGTGTCCATTGGGTACTTCTTCTCTAAAAGTATTCCAAGATTCATTGATTGTTTGAGATATTGCATTTTGTATTTTATTTATTCTATTTCTTTCAAGCCTAGCTTCTTCGTTTATAGATTCATACCAATTGCCACTACCTGATCCCCAATCATTAGTTTCTTTATCAGAATTTGCATAAAGTGGATAAGGAGAATCTTTAAGCCATTCTTTAGCTTTTGCTACAGCAATATCATAATCAGTTGATAGGCTTCTGCAATAAGAGATTTGTTCTCCTATAACTCCTGTATAACCAGCTTGTGTTCCCCATTTTTCATCTACAAAATAAAGACACCACATAATGTTATCTTTACCTGTATCTAAAAAATATCGCTTTTGTACCTTTGCCATAATTTTCTCCTTAATTGTTAATTACAACTATTATCTTAATGATATTTACAACTATTGCAACAAAAACTTAATCTTTTTTTGGTAATTCTTTGATACTAAATCTTCTTGAAGTATAGGCTTCTTTTGCTGGTACTAGCTTCTCAGGTTGTGCTTTGTAATTAACAGTCTGCCAGACTGCCTTATGGCTCTCAGAATAGCCTTCTTTGGCTTCTTTCATAGACATCATAATGCTTTTCTTAGCTTCTTCGATATTGTCTTTTAGGTTCTTTATTTGTGCTTCCCAAGCCACAATGTTATCTATCTGTACTTGGTCTTGCTTTGTTAGTTCAGTAGATTCACCATTGTCTTGCGGTGTAATGTAACCAGCTTCTTTGGTATCAAAAGGGTCATACCAATCAAGGTTGGCAACACGATTATTAAAATCAATTACTGTAGGCTCAAGTACATCTTTTTCCCATTGTTCATTACGCTGATAGAAATACATTCTTAGATCAGAGCCATTTAAAACACAAACGACACTCCATGAAAATTCTGTTATTGCCATCAAACATTTAACTTGAGTTACACCACGATAAGTAGGCAAGGTTTCACTCAAAGGTGCATTTGTTGTCTTTATCTCTATAATTCCTTTACCATTGATTTTAAATCCTTCACCATCTTCAAGTTCAGGACAATAAAAACCTTTCTCTACATCTTTGGTAATAAATAGATTATCAGCAACACCAATCGCATCTATTGAACCATTGATAGTAACTTTCTTATGTCTTACAGCTTCGGTAATAACTAATTCTGCATCAAGTAAGCCAATCCTTTTACACGCTAATTCAGCTATAGGTTTTTCCAAGACATTACCTACTTCCATATAATTATTAGTAGGTATAGATATATCTTCGCCATTCATAGCCTTATGACAATTTTCCAAAACTTGATTCCTAGTTTGGTAAGGATTGTTTCCTGTTATAACCGCATCAGCTATCGAGCAACTCAGTTGAAAATCTTCAGTAAGTTTTCCAACAGCTTCAGGTGTATGATCTATCTTTTGTGTTTTCATATTTTATTTCTCCTTTTTAAATCTTTTCTAATTCTGTTCAAAGTTTTTTCTGTTAGCTTTCCAGAATATTTAATCTTGGTTTTCATATTTATCTCCTTTTGTTGTGAACCAATTCAATTTCCATTTCTAAATAATGTATTGCTTTTTTAAGGTCGTTGATTCTATCGTCTTTATCTCTAGTAATGTATTTGACCGCATTGCCACAACAATAAGACAGTTTATTAGCCAAGATATATTCTATTGGTTCTATGCCTAAATTCTTATAATGATTACCTGCTACCTGTTTTGTTAGGCTCTTTGGTTTTCTTTTCATCTTCTTCTCCTTTTTTATTTTGTTTGTACATTTTCATTAATGCTTGATAAAACTGCTTCTCGCCCTTTTTCTTCTTGGCTTTTTTGTAAGGCTTTCTTCTCATGCTTAATGATAAATTCTTTCATGTCTATCATCCATAACTTTAATGCCATAGCCTGTTTGCTATGAAACTGAGTATTAGCGAAATCTTCTCTGGCCTGTTTGTTGTGATAGTCAATGATCTTTAAAACTGTACCAATAGCATCCTGATATGGTTGCCTGACTGCATTACTAAAAGTTCTTTTGACTTTATCCATAATGTTTAAAAACTTGGTCGGTAATTTCATCAACAGAATCACGACATTGTATAGGCTCTTCTTTGCCAACCAGATAAACACAAGTAATGCCATGTTCTTGAAAGACACATCTAAAATCATTGAAGTCGATGTAAACAGAATCGTGCGACATATTAAGTCGCAGTCTTAATTTATTTTTAGACTTCATTTCCCCAAACATCCCAACCTTCGGTTTTCTCTCTTGCAAATAATTCTATTCTTGGTAAATCGCCAAACAACCTTTCAATATTATCTCTCACTTCTTTAGGCTTTCTACTATGTTTGGTTCTTTCTGCTTCAACTTTTTGATAAATATTATTTACTTTTTTATGTTTTAACATTTGCCCTTTAGTTGCCAATAAACAGATTTCATAATTTTTCATTGTCCATGCACCTAAATTAGCAACAGTTTTTCCATGTTTGGTTTTTTTCTCCCAAACAAAAGCTATTGTTTTATATTTGAATTTCCAAGCATTGATTGTTTCAATCGCTTCTTCCATGTGTGCATCTGTTGTCCATAAAAACAAAGCACAATCATTTTGAGAAATATCTTGCACAGGCAAATTTTTAATCCAATCTTTTGAAACTGTAGGATAGTGTTTTTCTATTGTGGTAAATCTTTTACCATCATATTTTTGTAATTCTTTACTGCTAAACGACCATGCTGGATCAGCATAAATAATATTGTATTTTTTATTTGGAAAAGGAATCATCGTTCTAATAAATTCTTTACTTGTGATGGATACCAAATATCTTTGCCATATCTAGTTTTGATTGCTCTATCTGTCAAACCATTAGCAATACCTTGTAAAGATTTAACACCTGATGCTTGTATCTCCTTGATAATTGGCATGACATCTTTTTTATACGCTTGGTATTTTTCAGTTCTTGCTTTGCTCATGGCTTCCCATGAGTTTTTCATTTTATGATCTTCTTTCATTGTTCTCCTTCTGGTAGTTGATGGAACTTCATCCATATATATTTTTCTAATACTTCTCCTGTATATCCCAATGCTTCACCTTCTTCTCTTAGGCGGTCAAGTATTTCGTCATTAACAGGGTGACTCATACTAAATAGATTTCTAAGTTTGAAACGATAGCAATTAGTAGTGATAACAAAAATAGTATTATCCAATTTTTATAGTCTTTCATTGTTTTCTCCTTGTAAATATTCTATTTTGTCTAAAATTGTTCTTAAAAAAACTTCCCTTTTTATTACTCTTTCTTTATCTTGGGGTGTCCAAGAATTTTTGCGAAATTTCTTCAACTGTAATCCACGAACTTTTGTTAAATTAATTTTTACATCTGTATGAATATAATCTAATTCTTCTTTTGTAAATTTCATTGTGATAGTTCTCCTGAATTATGTAATTGTAAAATATATTTTGCCCTTGCAACAGGGTCGGCAATGTATAACGTAGATACCAATACATTGCCTTCATAACCTTCTATGCAATTGTCTTGTACTTTATACTTCATAACCAATAAATCCACCGCCACAAATATCAGCACCAGAACTTATGGCTTGTAAAATGCCTTGCTTTGATATTTCAAACTCATGCACTTCAACTGTATATACTTCTTCTCCACCAAAGTCAGATTGGTTTGTGCTTCTAGCATAGTATTCAGCTTTAGCTTTGGAAGTAAAAACTACTGTTGAGTCGCTAGCATTCATTGGATTTTGTACTACATATACTTTCATTATTGACACCTTTCGATTAGTTCCCATTCATCCCAAGATACAATCTTAGGATGTAAATGGTCATGTTGTTGTTTTTTTCTTTCCAGCAATAGATCATTGTTGGACTTAACGTGTAAGACATATTTGTTGGTGTCTTGCCATTTAACTATTAGTGCTTTCATTGTTTTCTCCTTCTAATTTTTTGATTCTTTTTTTAAGATATTTTAAAAGAACTGGCTTATCATCTTTGTGCATTATTTCATTTACAATAACTTGTTCAGATAAAACAATTAATTCTTTGTAATTGAGTGTTCTTATCTCTTTTTGTAATGAAGGGTGTATTTTTATTTTAGTCATAATTTTCTCCTTAGTTGTTAATTACAACTGCAATTTAAAACTATTATCAAAAAAAATACAACAATTATTTTAATTATTTTTACAATTATTGTTGACAAAAAAATAAATAATAGTTTATAAAGACATCTCATGGAGAAAAACTAAATGACAGAACAACTATCAAATGGACATTATCGTTTAGAA